CCTAATAGATGTGTATGATACGCAGGAAGATTATACTGTCGTGCGTAAGGAAGCGAAGAAGCTTGATGCGAGACTTTCTCCAGACCTTATCGTGATTGAGAAGAAAGCTAATGGTATGGCACTGGCCGCGGATCTGAGAGACGTAGTCAGAGCTAACATTATGAAGTACGACCCACGCGCAGATAAGGTGGCAAGAACCCGCATAGTTGCACCCTATCTACAGGAGTGTACTGTGTACGTTCCTAAACGAAAGTGGGCTAGAAAGCTCATAGAACAACATTGTAAGTTCCCAAATGCTAAATGGGATGATATACATGATGCTTCAATCCAAGGCCTCATCTTCTTGAAAGACAGATTCTGGATGATACACCCAGACGATTTAGTATCCGACAATGACGAAGATGACATGGACGAGGCGCGCTATCATTTGAACCAGAGGAAATACTATGGCTGAACAATTGGTAAGTGATTACGATCCTGCTGCAAGTATAGCGTCGCGACTTGGTCCTGCAACTGACCAACCAACTTTACCTGGTATGCCTGAAGAAGTTATTACAGAGGTAGACCTAGACGGTCCCATGCCCACGGATGCTGAAGAAGGTAGAGCGGAGTTCAACACAAACTTGGCTATCAACATGGCCACCGGTGAGCTTGATAAGCTAGGCGCCGACCTACTAGAGACGTTTGAATCTAACGTAGAGTCTAGGCGCGACTGGGAGAAGAACCTAGAGCGCGGCCTTGAGATGCTTGGCTTCGACCGTAATGATGATACTAGATCGGAACCCTTCGATGGCGCATCCGCAATTTTCTATCCACTCATTGCCGAAGCTACCATCGAGTTCCAAGCTAAAACAATGCCAGAGGTTCTGCCCGTAGACGGACCAGTAAAAGTAAAGACTGTTCCTAAAAACGCATCTACTGAAATCCGTCAACAGGCGGAACGAGTTGAACGGCATATGAATTTCCAAGTCACGGAGGAAATCCCTGACTACTATGATGAGATGGATGCCATGCTGATTGACTACTCTCTTATGGGTAGTGCGTTTAAGAAAACATTCTGGGATGACCTTGAGTTCAGACCTGAGAGTAGGTTTGTTAAGGCCGAGAACTTCGTTATTGGCTACTCTTACAGTACCTTGGCGGGTTGTCCACACTACTCAGAGATATTTCATGAGCACGACAACACAGTCAACAAGAAGATGCGTGCAGGCGTGTGGGCAGACGTAGAGCTTCCCGAAGTTCCTGAAATTAACATCAACGACATTCAGAACAAAGTCAACCGCATTGAGGGTATTACTCAGGCAAAAGAGTTTACCAAGGGTTGGCGTACACTCATTGAACATCACGTAGACCTTGCGCTGGTCGTAGATGAGGAAGATGCTGATGACACTACCATGCGTCCATACGTCGTCATTCAAGATTACTTCAGTCACGAAATTCTATCGATTAGACGAAACTGGAAGACAGACGATCCTAACGAGAAAAAGCGCGTCTGGTACACTCACTATAAGTTCATCCCGTGGAGAGGCTTTTACGGTATTGGATTCCTACATCTTATCGGAGGGATCAACGAAGCAGCAACCGGTGCACTACGAGCTCTATTAGACTCTGCTGCCTTCTCAAATATGCAGGGTGGGTTCAGGCTTAAGGGTGGACGATCTTCTGCTCAGAATGTTGTTGTTGAGCCAGGTACGTTCCCAGAGATAGATGTACCAGTAGACGACATCCAAAAAGCAATTATGCCACTACCGTTTGGGGAACCGTCCAGCACCCTATTCCAACTCCTTGGTTTGATGATTGAGACTGGGAGACGCTTCGCAAAGACTGCAGACCTTCAGGTTGGTGACGGAGCGAACACAGGTCCAGTAGGAACTACACTAGCCCTGCTTGAACAAGGTAGTAAGGTATACTCCGCAATTCACAAGCGCTTACACCGTGCGCAGAAGCATGAGTTTAAACTACTTGCAGAGTTAAACGAAGAACACCTGCCAAGTGTATACAGCTACAATGAGATGGCTGGTATTGACTTCATTCGTCAGGAGGATTACTATGGCAATATTCAGATCATACCTGTGTCTGATCCTAACATTTTCAGTAATGCTCAGCGTATGGCTATTATCCAGACTGTTATACAGCTGGCCAAGGCGTATCCTAAACTGTATGACGACTACGAAATTAACAAACGTGCACTAAATCTCCTTAAGGTTGAAGACCCAGATAAACTGTTGCCTTCACCTAAGGAAGCGTTTAGTGGTGACCCTGTAACTGAGAACATGGCAATGATGAAGGGATCACCCATCGCTGCCAGGGAGCCGGACGAGCACAAGTCACATATGCAGGTACACACTGGCTGGTTCCAAGGATTACAGCCTGACATGCAGAAGATGCTGATGCCTACCTTTATGGCTCACATGGCTGAGCATATGATGTGGGCATACAAGCTTGCCTTGCAGAAAGAAATGGGTATGGAGTATTTACCAACCCCAGATTTCGACGACAAGGAAGAAATGCAGACCGACGTACCGCAGGAGCTTGCCAACAAGCTTGCTATGATGGCTGCTGCAGCTACTGAGAAGCTTCGCGAGAAACTCCAGAAGCAACAACCTACTGACGAAGACAAAAAGAAACAGTCTGAGGATGCAGGTAATAAGATCAAGATGGCTGAAATCGAGCGTAAGACGAGGGCTGATGATAACATGCACGCGATTGCAACACGCGACCAGGATCGACGTGATCAAGATAGCCGAGTCAAAAACCAGATCGCTGGTGTTAAGCTGCGCATCCAAGAGACGACGGCCAGTTCCAGTAATAAGGCAACAGATGCTAAGGCAACCAAGGACCTTATAGAGATGCTTGACGAGCTGCAGGCTATGATGCTAACACCCGCTGCGTCTAGGGCCAAGGCTGTTCAGGAGATGCTGGATGATATCAACGACGAAACGAAGTTTATCGAAGACGCTGCATCGTTAAGTATAAACTAATTTTAATTTAGCCGTTTACAAGAGCCACAGAGCAGGAGTAATATAAATGAATAGTTCTGATTTAGAAGTTATCAACGTAATCATTGAGGACTTTGTTAAAGAGCGTAGTGCTCTAGCAGAAAAGATAGTTGCAGGTAAGTTGGATTCTTTTCCATCATACAGGTATCACGTCGGGAAAGTTGAGCAGTGCGATGCATTAATTCTTAAAACTAAAACTATTATGAAGCGTCTGTCTGATCAAGACAGTGATGATGGTGAAGAAAGCGCGCCCACTAAATTAGAGGAATAGAGTATGTCAGAGCAGACACAAGACCTTTCGCCAGAAACTTTTATTGCTGGTGCCGCGTTAGAACTGGACACGTCATTCGAGCCGTTTCCAGAGATTGATCCAGGTGTAAAAGCTGTGGGTCACAGAGTTTTGGTTCAATATCGTAGCTCTAAGAAAATGTCTGCCGGCGGGATCATAATCCCCGGGACATCCCAGGAGATTGATGCACTGCAAACTACCGTAGTTAAAGTGGTCTCAATGGGCAACGGCTGCTACAAGGCTAGAGCCTCGGGTGAAACCTGGGCGTCAGGTGCGTGGTGCGACACAGGTGACATGGTGCTTATTCCAAAGTTCGCTGGTCAAAGATTTAGAGTTGGAGAAGCTTGGTTTACAATGCTTAACGACGATAACATACTCGGGCGCGTAACAGACGTAGACGCTATTACAGCGTTCACGCCAAATCTTTCATTTGCTGATTAGAGGGTAGAGTACCATGGCAATTAAACCTAAGCGTTTAGACGGACTGACAGACGACGACCTTAGTAGCAACGAGGACGGCTTACCGGATATCGGTGGTATTGATCTGTCTGATCGCGGTATACCAAAGACTGTCCAGCTTTCGGATGATGCTGATGACAGTGATGATGTTGACGAGCCCGATGACGATGATGATGACAGCGACGATGACGACGACCTGAGCGTTGTCGGAGACGACGATGACGGAGATGACGACGGAGACGATGACCTAGGCGTAGGCATCAAGCCCAGGCGGTTTGATAAATCTGCTAAGGGGCGCATCAGCGATTTAACGTCAGACGTTAATCAAGCTGGCGAGGTAATTCAAACACTTTCCACGCAGATCGAATCTCTTACTGCAAGTGTATCAAGCATGCATAAAAAAGAGTTTGATAATGCGCTGGTTGGATTAGATGCTGACGTTGTTCAAACCAAGAAAGACCTGGTCAAAGCTAAGCGGGACGATGATGCCGAAGGTGAGGTTGAACTCCAAGAACGGCTGTCTGATCTTAAAGCACTTCAAACACAGTTTCATGCCCAGCGCGCGAACGCAGAGAAAAATGCAGGTCAGCCTGCGGCTAGGCCTACTGGCATGCAGACTCCTGAGGGTAAATCCTGGATGGGCAAGAACGGACACTGGTTCCGTCAAGCTGGATTTAAACGTGAGACCGCTCTTGCTTATGCAATTGACGCGGAACTTACCGAAGAGGGTATGACACCGCAGACACGCGGCTATTACAAAGAATTATCCAAACGGCTTAAGGAAGCCCTTGGTAAACCACCGAAGAACTCTAGTTCACGTAAGTCTGGACAATCTCCGGTGAATGGTACAAAACCTAAGAATGGTACCAAAAATAAGAACCCACGGAAACACACGTTCGACCAGGACGAAATTGATATTGCTAAGGGTCTTGGTTTTGCTGGTAACCCTGAGTTGATGAAAACTTACGCAAAGAATCTGCGGCGCCAACAGGCTACCTAACGCCGTTAAACTGAGCCTAGACAGAGGAGACCAAGCGCATGACTAAGAGTAGCGCATCTAAAGAAACCGGAGAATCTCGCAGTGAAGAAGCTGATGTACCAGAACCTACTGTGTACACATCAGCTAATGAAGCTTCGGACCAAGACGTTGAGGATACTCGAGCAAACGAGGATCGTACATCTGAGGTCCGTGCGGCAGACGATCGTTCTGAAGAAGAGCGGTTAGCTATGTCGCGCGCGGTTGCTTGGGACTATAGTACTCTTCCTGCACCCCCAGACTCACCTGCTAATGCGGACTTTGCATATCGCTATGTTCGTGTGGAATTGGCCAACGTCCCAGACCCTGGGAACTTTGGACGAGCCCTGCAACGCGGCTTCGTTCCAGTCCAGCCTGAGGAACTTCCTGGCTTCCACGCCCCCACAATTAAGAACGGGGACTTTAACGGGATGATAGGTATTCAGGGACTTGTTCTCTGTAAGATACCTAAATCGTTCTTGAAGGTCAAAAAAGATATGATTGCCAAGAAGAATGATTTGCTCGTACGGGCGGTACAGGATAATGCACTATCTATCCAAGATAAACGGATGCCTTTTGTTGATCACAAAAATGAGTCCTCAGTATCCA